TTCAATTCGGACGATGTGGCGAACGCGTTCATCGGTGTGGCCTGCGCCTACACCACGATCACCGCAGCGGTCATGTCGGTGACGCTGATCGGTCGAAAGACGTCCAACTGATCTCTCGATGTTCGCCGAATCCACCGCGATATTCCTCGCGGACTTCGGCGTGCCTGCCGTTTATGCCCCGTCGGGCGGTTGGACGCTCGACGGGGCATCGACGCTTGACTCCCGATTCACGCTCGACGGTGGCGCCGGCGTTCCGATTCAGGCTCTCGTGTTGTTCGATGAACCCGACCGCGAAATCCTGAGCAACCGCGGGATCAGTGCCGATTATGCGATCACCTACCGCACGCAGGACTTCCCCGGCCTCCTATCAGGCGACGACATCACCATCAATGGTCAACTCTACACCGTGCTCCACGCCATGAAGATCGAGGACGGCGTGTTCTCACGCGCCATGCTGGAGCTCTAGATGACCGCCTCTAGCATCACCGAACAGATCATGGCGTATCTCGCGGCAAAGCTTTCGGCCGCCACCGGCTTTACGTTCTACCGCGAACGGGAAACGCCCGTCACCCGCCAGGAAGGCCTCGTTGGCATTTTGGATGAGGACGAGGAGGAGACGGCCTATCAGGCGACCGCGCTCATCCTCCGGACCTTCTACGCCCGCGTGACGATTATCGCGCGCGCGAGCGAGGCCGCACCCGTCGCGAGCACCGTTGCCGATGCGGCGCGCGTCGCCGTGTTCGCCGCGATCATGAAGGATCAGACCTTGGGAGGCCTCGCCGGCGTCGTCACCGATGAGGGGACGAAATGGCTGAAAGAGGAGGCGGACCGGAACGCCGTCTCGGTCGAGATGCGCTTTCGCATCCGCTACGCAACCGTAATCAATGATCTGACCCAGGTGGCCTGACGTGTCCCAGATCCAGCTCGACAACCCGGCGCGAGGCTCAACGACGCTCTTGGCCCAGGTGGTGAATGCCAGCGGGACGGTCGTCGGCACAACGAGCTCGCAGCTCGCCGATGGCACGACACTCGGGGACGGCACCGGCGAGCTCGCGTTCAACCTCGGCCGCAAGTTGAAGCAATGGGCGGCGGATGTGAACACGCAAACCGGGCTCATGCTCGGCAACTATCTCGCAGCGGCGCCCGCGGTGAGCCAGAACAATTGGGATCCGACCGGCGGCAATCCTGGCAATCTCGCGGCGATCTCACGTCTCGACTTGAACCCTTCGCAGGCGATCGACATCACCGGCCTCGTTGCGACCTCGATCCTCGATGAGAAGCGCATCACCGTGCGCAACGTGAGTCAGCTCTACCCGGTGACGCTGCAACATCAGAACGCGGCGTCCGCCGCGGCGAATCAGTTTTACGGCCCGGGCGCGGATTTCATCCTCAATCCCGGCATGGCTGCCGACATCATTTACTACCTGATCTCAGGCGGCCCCACCTATTGGGTCATCAAGCCTTGAGGCCCGAATAACCAATCGTGCTGCTTATATTCAGCGCTCACGGAGCCGCAACCATGACGACGACAGCCTTTAATCCGATTGCCATCGGCGCGACGGTGAACGATGGCACGGGCGATGAGCCGCGGGCCGGCTTCACCAAGATCAAATCCGACCATTCGAATCTCCTCGCATCGGTTTCGCGGCGCCAGACGTTGCCGGGGACGTTCGGTGTGACCTCGAGCGCCGGGTCGAGCACCGTGCTGAACGATTCGACCCAAGGCTGGACGGTCAATCAGTTCGCGGGGCAGACCTTGACCATCCTGACCGGGACGCTCGCCGGTTACTCCGGCACCATCGCAAGCAACACCGCGACCTCGATCACGGTCTCGAGCGCCTTCGGAAGCGCGATCGGTTCCGGCGTCGGCTATCAGGTGTCGCCTGCGGTCCTGACCGCGGGCTCAGACGGTTACGCCACCACCGCCGGCGGCACGGGGCCGTCGACGATTGTCGATGCGAATCAGTCCTGGACCACGAACCAATGGGCGGGGCAGGGCGTGACGCTCCTCGCCGGCACCTATGCCGGGCAGACGAGCCCCATCGTGTCGAACACCGCGAACACGCTCACGCTCGCCGTCAGCTTCGCCACGGCGATCGCCGCCGGCACGCCTTACGCGATCGGCCCGCTGCCGATCATCAACAACTTCTCGAGCACGGTGTCGGCCTCGATCGCCGCCTCGCAAAACAACTACGCGCCCGCGGGATGGGGACCCGGCATCGATCGGTTGAGGATCACGCCGACGGCCGCCAGCGTGAGCCTCTCGGGACTCCTTGCGACAGGCGTCGCGGACGGGGCCCAGGTGCTTCTCCGGAACACGGACACCAGCAACACGTACAGCCTGACGCTGTTGCACGAGTCGGGCAGCTCGAGCGCGGCGAATCAATTTCAACTTCCGGGCGCGGCATCGTTTGTGCTGCCGCCTTTCGCGAGCTGCATGCTCGTCTACGACTTGGCCTCAACCGCATGGACGGTGCTCTCATGAAGAAACTCCTCGCTGCTTTCATAGGCCTTTTGCCGGCGCTTGCGTTCGCGCAGAGCTATGGCGTATTCCAGCCGGGCGGCGATCTCGCCGGCACGGGTTCCACATGGAACAATCAGGTCATCGCCCCGGGGGCCGTGACGCTCTCCAAGCAGGCGACCATCGTCGGGAACGTCTCCGGCACGCCAACTCCTGCGATCATCGGCAACAGCACGTCGACCGCTGCGACACCGGCCGCGCTCGCGCCGCTCCAGGTGGCGAACGTCCTTTCGGCCGTGATGAGCGTTCAAGCCGCTTGCACGACAAGCGCCTGCCTGACCGCCTTCTCAGGCGTAACCGTGACCGGCACTACGCTTCCGAGCGGTCTCACCACCGCGGTCGATGGCTTTACGTTGAGTGCCGGCCAGACGGTGCTGATCACGTCCTACACGACCAACTCCTACCTGAACGGCATCTATGTCGCGGGCACGGGGACCTGGACGCGCGCGGTCAACTTCATCGGCTCGATCGCTCAGAATTGCGATGTCGCCGTGATAGTTCAGCATGGCAATACCAACTCAGGCGTGACCTACAAGCTCGCGACATACACCGGCGCCATTACGATAGGCACCACGGCGCAAATCTGGACCGCATCGATTTTGCCGCAGGCGACGAACACGGCGTTAGGATTGGTCAAGACCTCCTCGACAGGAAACGTATTGGTGGCGGCTACCGGTTCCGCAGCCAACGTCAATGATTGCGTCTCGTTCAGCGATCTCATCGGATCGATAAACGACTATGGCGACTATGAGGACAACACCGGCCCCTGCGTCGTCGCCGATTCTCACGGACATATTCTATTTGACGGGGGCGCGCCGACCGTCTCAGGAACCGGATGCACATTGACCACGGGCGGCCAGGACAACACCGGCTCCATCGTGGCGACTGGCGCCGACACCTGCACATTGACCTTTTCCCTGTCGTTTTCGAGGGCGCCAAATTGCACTGCGACCGGCGTCGGTGCGACTGTGATTCCGTATCTCAACGCTCTGCCCACCACGACCGCCGCCGTATTCAAAACGACAGCCGCCGGCACGTTCACCTACCACTGCTTCTAGGAAGCCATGCGAAAGATTGGCCTTTTACTCGCGCTGCTAGTCGCGGGCGGCGCCGCGTGGGCGACGAATCCGCCGAGCATTCTCAACAACACGGATCACATCTCGGATCCCGCCTCGAATTCGAGCGTGACGAATGCGCTCACCGCGCTCGGCGTGACCTGGACCGGACCGCCGCGCGCGACCGTACTCACCGTGAGCCAGTCATGCCCCACGGGCAACACGCCGGGCGTCAGTTGCTTTGCACCCGGCGGTCCGAGCTTTCTGTTTCCGAATCAGATCATCGCGAATGCCCAGAATCTCAGCGTCCAGGAGTACGCACCGGGCACCGCGACGGCCGTCACGCCGCTGACGCCGTACTACATCGTCAATCAGTCAAGCACCGGGTACGTCGCCTCCTACGATCAGCAAAATTACGCCGCTCTGGTCGCGGGTTCGATGGTCTATTCCATGGCCTACTGCGGCTATCCGCTGACTGGCGATCAGCCGCCCGTCGCGTTCGTGACGGCTTTGCAGAATCAAGGCGTCGGCCCTTCGGTGATACCGAACATCCCGGCCGGATCGAGCGGTTGCGGCTACGCGCAAGGCATCGAATTCAGCCTGCCGGCGAATTGCACGTCGTCCGATTGCACCTGGACCTATAGCTCAAGCGTCCATATCGGATCGCCATCGGCAGCGCAGGAGGCCGTGACGGCGATTCTCGCCGCGATGAAAACCTCCCACCCGACCTGGACCTGGGGTGACATCAAGGGCGCGCTCCGTCAGACGGCCAGCAATTGGGGCACGGGATATGCTCCGGCCGCGGGCTCCGGGTCGTCCGTCGGCTTCGGCTACGGCAACATCAATTACACGAATGCGACCGCCGTGTCGGGACCGAGCGCGATCTATCTCGAGCCGCCCAGCGCGACGATCTACAGCGCCGGCCAGTATGCGCAGATCACGATCTATCCGTTCCTGCAGACCCGGCGCACATCGGAAGTCATCTATACGTTCACGTCGGCGCCGATCTGGCCTTCTTACACGACCGGCTGTTCGAGCGGACCCTGCAACGAATACACCTACGCGCAGCTCGCGGCGATCGCGAGTTCCTACGGCGGCACGCGAGTCGCGCAGACCTCGGGCGGCGTGACGCCGACGTTCATCTACTACCCGCCGAGCGCCGGCACCGTCTATTTCGCCGTGTTCACCACCGACGCAACGGGCGCCCTCGGAGGGTCCGAGCACTACTCGCGCGGCGAGATGTTCTCGACTCAGTCGGTGGCGCTCACCGTTTCGACTTCCTGCGTTCGCCAATAGGAGATGCAAATCATGAATTTCCGCAAGTATCTGACTGCGCTGACCGTTGCCGCGCTCGTGTTGTTCTCGGCGCAGCCGAGCGAGGCGGCGCTTCAATACACCGCGACCCATCGCTCGAATGCGATGACGGATCTGGTGACGGCGATCGGCAGCACCGGCTATCTGATGATCCTCACCGGATCGCAGCCTGCGAGCGTCGCGACCGTCGACACGGGCACGGTGATCGTGGCGCTGCCGCTCTCCTCGACGGCCGGCACCGTATCGGCGGGCGTGTTGACATTCAACGCCATCACGTCGACGGCTGCGACCGCCAGCGGAACCGCTGGGCATTTTCTGATCTGCACGACGAACAACGCCACGAACTGCACGGCGGCGAGCTCCACCACACGAGTCATTCAGGGATCGGTTGGCGTGTCGGGCAGTGATCTGAATTTCTCGGGCGGCGTGGCGTTTACTTCGGGCGAAACCATCGCTGTGTCGAGCCTCACTTTCACCGCCGGCGGCGCCTAACAGCTCGTCCCCCTCGTCAAGACAACGTCGGCCCTGTGGGGCCGAAATTGAGATACCGATATGACGTGGACATTTGACGGCTCCGTTCCGACGTTCGATCACGGCGCAGGTTTCACCTTCGACGGTGCGGGCGGCGGTTCGACCGCGACGGGCAGCGGGGCCGCGATCGAAACCGGCGATACATCATCCGGAACGGGGTCCGGCAGCACCGCTGGGAGCGGCGCCGGCGCGATTACGGAAGGCGGCGACAGCGCGGCAGGGGTGGGGTTGGCGGGACCCGTCATCACCTTAAACCCGTCGGGCGAGGTCGTGACCACTGGCAACACCGCGGCATTCACCGCAGCCGCGAGCGGTACGCCGACACCAACGGTGCAATGGCAAACCGACTCCGGTACGGGCGGTGCGACCTGGTCGAACATCTCGGGCGCAACCTCGACGACCTACGTCACGGGCCCGCTGACCATCGCAAATACCGGGTGGCAATACCGCGCCATCTTCACGAACAGCCAAGGCAGCGCGACCACGAGCGCGGCCACCGTCACGGTCGTCTCGATCATTTACTCAGGAGGAAAGAACATGCAATTCGTATTCGGCCCGGGAAACATGGTCGTCACGCCGTTGACGGACGCCTACGGCAACGCCATCGCGAACCCGACTCCGCGGCGCCTCGGCGCCTTTCAGGAAGCATCGTTCGACACGTCGTCCGAGAACAAGATGCTATACGGCCCGAACCAATTCCCGCTCGCGGTCGGCCGCGGCAAGGCGAAAGTGGGCCTGAAAGTGAAGGCCGCGCAGTTCTCGATCGATCAGTGGAACGCGCTCTACATCGGCCAGCCGGTGAATCAAGTGGTGGGCGTGCTCGCCGCGTACATCGACAACGTCGGCACGACCCTCACCACCACGACGGTCACGCCTGCGACCACCTATGCGGCGTATCTCACGGGCACGTCCCCCGCGTTCGACTACGACCTGGGCGTCCAGGACGGCGCCGGCAATGCGTTCAAACAGGTAGCGGCCTCCCCGGGCTCCTATCAGTATTCGCTGTCGGGCGGCGTCTACACGTTCAACGCGACGGACGTATCGAACGGCGTCAAGGTGTTCATCTCGTTTGCCTACACCGCGACCGCGGCCACCGGCGCGAAGAATGCCTATGTGAACATCAACAACCTGCCGATGGGTCAGGCGCCGTTTCTGCAGGTCGATCTGTTCTGCACCTACGGTGGCAACCCGCTGCTCGTGACCTTGTTCCAGGCGATCGCGAGCAAGCTGTCCTTCGCCACCAAACTCGACGACTTCGCGATCCCCGATCTTGAATTCGATGGGTTCGCGAATTCACAGAACATCGCCTATCGCATCGCGGCGGGTCAGTAAGCCATGGCGGATCAGGCAGTCGACGCCACGGACGATTTCGACAACAGTCACGCGATCTGGGAGGGCGAGGAGCTCGTCATCGGCAGCCGGCGCTACATTCTCGCCCCGCTCAATTTCGCCGGCATGGAGCGCTTCGGGAAGAAGCTGAAAAAACTCAACGAACTCGACGAGGATCAGAAGATCGATCTTTTCTTCGAAGTGATCCTGTGGTGCTTCAGACGCAACTATCCGACCATGACGATGCAACGCTTGAAGGACATGGCCGATCTCAAGAATTTCACCCGGATGCGGGACATCGCCCTCGGGACTTCTGGGTTTAAAGCGGAGATCGGTTCGGGAAAAGCGCCGGCGGAAAATCAGCCGACCTGACGGAGTTGATCCTTTTCCTCGTCTCATCCACCGGGCGGGGCCTCAAAGAGATCCTCACCGAATGGGATTTTCCGCGACTCGATCGCTGGATTGAATACTGCACGCGGCATCCGCCGCTGCAGATCATGATCGCCAGCTATCTCGGCGTCGGCGATGCGAAGAAAAACGCGCCGCTCAAACTCAACGACGACAATTTCCAGGACTTCATGTCGATGCTGAGTGCCGAATCGAAAGTCAACGGCTAGTAGGACACGCATGGCGAAGCGCACCCTCCGATTCAAGGTCAAGGCCGAGTCCTATCCGTGGCTCAATGCGGCTGCGGTGGAAGTGAACCAAGTATTCAACTACGCCAATCAGGCGAGCTACGATGCGCGGCGTCGCACGGACCTTAAATCCAAGTGGCTCTCGGGCTTCGATCTGTGCAACCTGACCTCTGGATCGACGGAGTACTTCGACCGCATTGGCGCTGACACGATCCAGTCGGTGTGCGTGCATTACGCGCAGAAACGTACAGCGGCCAAGCGATTGAAACTGCGCTGGCGCGTCAGTCGCGGCGCGCGCCGCTCACTCGGTTGGATACCGTTCAAGGCGGCGAGCTTAAAGCGGCGCGGTAATGCGCTACGCTTTTGTGGCAAGACGTTCCGCGTGTTCGAGCGTGAGCGACTCGCCGATGTGAAATGGCGTGATGGGTGCTTCGCGCAGGATGCGGTCGGCGACTGGTGGCTATGCCTGCCGGTTCATGTGACAGCAGAGCAGACGGTGGCACCGTTGGAGTCGGTCGGCATCGACCTGGGACTCAAGACCATTGCCACGACTAGCGATGGTGAGAAGCTCGAAGCCGGGCGCTGGACACAGGGTCATGCGGTCGCGCTCGCCAATGCGCAGCGGCGCGGGCACAAGAAGCAGGCGAAGCGGATACACCGGCGCACCGCGAATCAGCGTAAGGACGCGCTGCATAAGTTTTCCAGAAGGATGGTTGATCGGTATCAGATGATAGTCGTTGGCGACGTGAGCAGCCTGAAACTTACCAAGACCAAGATGGCGAAATCCGTCTTGGATGCCGGGTGGGGGATGCTCAAGAATTTCCTGGATTACAAGAGCCAAAGTGCTGCCAGGAATTTCTCAGTAGTCAGCGAGAGTTACACCAGCGTCACTTGTTCTTCGTGCGGGTCGCTTAGCGGTCCGCGTGGGGTAAACGAGTTGATTGTAAGGTCGTGGATATGCCGGGACTGTGGTGAGTCCCATGACCGAGACGTTAACGCGGCTCGGAATATCCTGATCGGGTCCAGGTGGCGGACCTCCGTGAGCGGGAACGAGTCTTCGGACTCGCCGGTTCCGTCGAGCAGGCTGCGCAAGCGCCGTCGCGAGACAGGGACAGAATCGGCGAGGACGGCGGCATGAGCACCGGTGACATAAGGCTTGAAATCACCGGCGATTCAAGCAGCCTTATCGAATCGCTCGCCGAGGCCAAGGCGGCCGTCGTCGAATCGGCCGGCGAGATGAAAGAGGCGCTCGCCAGCGTCACCGAGGCGTTCGGGGCGATCGGTGAATCGCTTGCCGCATTCACGGCGATCCTCGCGGGCGGCGAGGCCTTCAAGGAGGTCATCGGCTCCGTCGTCAAGCTGAACGTCGAGAGCGCGGTCCTGGGACGCCAGTTCGGCATCTCGGCGACCGAGGCCTCCGTGCTCAAGGAGGCGCTCAACGCCACGCACATCAGCCAGGAGGACTTCTCCGCGGCGGCGTCGAAGATCACCAAGACGCTCAATACCAACGAGCAGGCGTTCCATGATCTCGGCGTCGCGACGCGCGACTCGAGCGGGAATTTGCGGCCGCTCGCCGAGATCGTTCTCGACACGAACGAGGCGCTCGGCAAGTTCAAGGAGGGCACGGACCGGAACGTCGAAGCGCAGAAGATCTACGGCAAATCGTTCCTCGAATTCCTGCCGGCGATCAAGCTCACGCGGGAGGCGATGGAGGAGGCCCAAAAGACCGCGGAGGAGTTGGGCTACACCGTCACGAAAGAATCGGAGGCGATGACCGGGGAGTACCGGGAATCGCTCGTCGGCGTCTCCGAGGTCCTGGAGCGCCTCGAGGGCATTATCGGTCAGGCGGTCATGCCGGTGCTCACCACGCTCGCGCAGTGGTTCCGGAGCATCGGCCCGCAGGTGATCGAGGCCTTCCGCGCCGCGGTTCAGGCCATGGGCACCACGTTCACCGCGGTCGGCGATTCGATCAAGGCCGTCTGGCAGGCGGTCGGTGCGATCTTCACGGAATTGGGCACGGCCATTCCGGAATCGCTTCGCCCCTCGATCACGACGCTCGAATTTTTCGAGAATGTCTTGAAGGTCATCGAGGTCGCCGCGATCGGCTTTCGGGGCGCGATCGAGATCATGGCCGAGGGCGCCGTCGGCTCGATCATGAACATCGTGAACGCTTTGAGGCTTCTCGCGGATGTCGCCCAGGCCGCGCTCACGCTCAAGTGGTCGAATGTCGAGGCGGCCTGGAACAACGGGCTCAAGCGCATCTCGGACAACGTCACCGCCACGGCGGCGAAGATCGTCGAGACGATGCGCAAGACCGGCGAGGACGCCGATGCGGCGCTGATGCAGGGGCTAGGCAAAGCCACCGGCACGCCGACCGATGCGCCGAAGGCCGGCAAGTCTGGCACGCTCGCCGGTGACGACAAGGAGTTCAACAAGCAGCTCGACGCCTGGATCAAGGAACTCGATCTCGAATACGCGGCCCTCAAAAAACAGCACGAAGCCGAGATCGAGGTCTACAAGCAGCAGGAGGCCGAATTCTCAAAAGCCGCCGGCGCGCGAATCGCGATCGCCGAACAGGAGGTCGAGGCCGAGGCGCGCGCCTACGGCAAGGGTTCGCCGCAGTATGAGGCCGCCCAGAAGCATCTGATCGAGATCAAGCAGCAGGCGAACGAGCAGTTGAATCAGATGGCGGAAGCCTTCTCCAAGCAGGAGGAGGATCGCCAGTTGAAACAGGTCGACGCCGACGCGAAGGCCCTCCAAGACAAGCTAACGCACCACCAGATCACGAACTCGCAATTCGAGGCGCAAGAAATTGCCCTCGAGAATCGCCGCACGGCGATCCTGGAAGCGGGCGTTCGCGAGCGGATGGCGATCATCGATCCCTCACAGAACCCGGTCGCCTACGCTCAACTGAACGCGCAGATCGAACAGCTCGAGCAGGAGCACCAGACTCGGCTCAACCAGATCCGCCAGGAAGCGGCGGTGCGCGACCAGCAGTTGCAGGCGAACCTGTTCAAGACGATTCAGAACAATTTCTCCCAGAACATCACGAAGATGCTCGAG